GGTGCCCGAGGCCGAGGGCCGAACAACGAACGGGATCTCACCCACGCGCTGCGGCCCGGCGCGCAGGATGCCCGCGATCGGCGCGGGCAGCGTCCCGAGGAAGGCCTCGGTGTACCTCACGCGGGCTGCCCCACGGCGATGTACGCGACGTCGAGGCCGCTGGTGCCAACGCCGCCGTTGTTCGCCAACACAGAGACGTGCAGCACCGCGCCGGCAGGGAGGTTGGTCGTGTGCGTGGCGTCAGGATAGTCCACGCCGGTCTCAAGGTTGCGGACCTTGAACGTGGCGACCCCGTCGACCACGCGCACCGAGCACATGATCCACTGATCCTCATCGCGCGCGCCGGTGATGGTCGTGCGCGTGCGAGTGCCGGCGGTGGTGCCGCTGGTCGAGATGGCCTCGAGGTCGCCGATCGCGGTGTCGGTGTCGACGGTCGTGTAGCCCACGCCGATCACGTCGGCCAGGCCGTAGAGGTCAGCGAACGGGAACGGGCCCGCGCTCGCGAACGCCACCACGCCGCCCCACTGCCCGACGCGCGTCTGCGTGTAGCGCAGCACGGCCAAGATCTCGAAGCCGGCCTCCACCGTGACGCTCGCGTTGCCGTCCGCGCCCGTGCCGTCGAGCGCCTCGCGGATGATGCACGCGGTCGTGCCCGTGCTATTGTTGTCGGTCATCGCGCGGTGCCGGATCGACGCCGCGAGCGATGCGCCCGTGGGCGCTACCAACGTGTCCGTCGTGGCAAATCGGATCAACGTTGCCGGGAATCCGGTCTGCGTGAGATCGGGCCGCCACTCGGCGACACGCGGCCACCGCGCGGAGATCGCCGCGATGTCGTCCACGTCGTAGGCTGCGCCCGAACCGCCGCCGAAGCCGCGCTCGTAGATGGCCATGGTCAGTTTGCCTTGAGGTAGACCTGGAAGGTCCAGGCCGAGCTCGAGCCCACCGACGCCACCGGGCGGACGACGGAGTAGTTGCCGTTGTACGTGTACGCGTTGGTGCCGACGGCCGGGCTCTCGCTCTCGACCTCGCTCCACGCGCCCGCGTCATCCTGCACCTGGAGGGTGACCGTGCACGCGCGGTCGGTGATGACCGTCATCGTCAGGCTCTGGCTGTTGAGGGGCGCCGTGTGCGTGTCGCCCGTAACGCTCGTCTCGGTCGTGGCAGTCTGGGAGATGCAACGGTAGCGCGAGAAAGGTCCGGCCATGCCCGGCATCCTCACGCGCGCGCACGCGACCCGTCCCGCCTAGGCCGGGGGCCCACAGGGCTTGACGCGCCACCGCATCGACGTACCGTGGGGGGATGCGGTCTCCCCTGCCCCTGCTCCTGCTCTGTGTGGCCGCCTGCGGTGAGGGGCGTGAGCCGCCCGCCGGCGGGCGCCCGTCCTACGAGGTCGTCGACGTCAGCGACCCGGACGCGCTGGCCGACTGCTACGCGCCGAAGATGATCCTCATCCCGAACGACCCGGACCGCTTCTCGCAGTATGCGGGGCAGCCCACCGAGAACTGCGCCACCGAGTGCACCCAGATAAGCCGGTGCCGCAGCGTGTGTGCCGACACACCGGACGCATGCCCGCCGGGTGATGGGGCCGAGGGCCAGGCTGGGACCTGCGAACCGCAGCTCGCGGACTCGGTGCGGATGTTGGGCTACGTGGTGCCGCGCTGGCCGCTGAAGCGCTGCGACGAGCCGCCGGGCTAGTCTTCGCGGACGAGCGCGAGGGTCCACTGGATCGACGCGGTATCGACTTCTTTGCTAACCACCTCCCAGAACACCGTCGCATCCGCGCCGTCGACGCCCGTCCGGGCGTAGGCCTCGAGGTCGAGCGTGATGACGTCCCCGATCTGCACGCTGAGCTCACCCAACCCCGTCCGCACCGGCATCGTCGGCGCACCGTAGGCGAAGCGGTCGATCCAGCCCGAGGCGATGGCCCGCCCGATCGTGATGTCAAAGACCACCGGGAGCGCCGTCAGCGTGTTGAAGCTGAGCGCCGTCGTGCCGAACTGCTCGCGCACGATCGTGTAGCGGTACTGGCGGGGGTGGCTGTACTGCCCCAGCGACGTCTCGCGCGGGTCCGAAAACGCCTGCGTGGAGGGCACCGCCACGCCGGCCGTGGCCCGCACGATCTCGATGCGCGCCGGGTCCTCGGCGTCGTCGCAGATCAAGAAGACCGCCTCGCGCCCGCTGGCCAGCGTGTCGAGCGGGTCCTGCTCGGGGTGGATGAAGCCGGTCTGGTCGGCCATCGCGCCGTCCGCGCCGACGAGCGGGATGGTGATGGTGCTGGCGTCGATGACCGTGCACGCCACGGGCGTGGCCGCGTTCACCGTGATGCCCGAGGTCGTGATGTAGGCGCCGGTCTCGAGCCAGTGGCCCGCGCACCCGAGGGTGGCCACGTTGCTGGTGATCGACGCGCTCGTGATCGCGATGCCGCCGCCTGCCGAGCCCCGGAATCCATAGCGGTAACGTGCGCCGCAGAAACCGATCTCCGAGGCGCGCTCGATGTCGAGCGTCAGGTCGGTGTCGGCGATGGCACCGAAGGCGATCGGCGCGTGGGACACCGCCCTCAGCCAGTCGTTGTCCAACTCCTCGGCCAGCACCCGGCCGATGGCCGACCCGGCCACCGCAAGGTCGCTCTGCGACGTCGTGTCCTCGACGACGTGGACCTGGTCGTTGGCCTGCGCGTAGTCGGACGTGCGGAAGGTGCTCCCGCTGGTGCCCGCCCGGACCGCGGCCGTGAGGTTCACGCGGTTGACGATGTTGCCGACGTAGTCGACCTCTCCGATCTCGACCCACGTCCCACGGTCCCAGTGCGCCACCGCCGTCGCGGCCGCGTCGTAGGCCGCGAACTCCAGGCGGCCCGCGCTGTCGAGTCGGAGGGTGCCGCCGGCCAACTCGGCCAGCTCGAGCATCAGCTCCCAGGCGTTCCGGGGCGTCTCCAGGAGCGAGTCGCTGACCAGCTCGCGGCGCGGCGTCACGATGAGGCGCGACTCGCGGTCCTTGGCACGGGCGTAGGCGTCGAGCGCGCTGCTGATGGTCGACGTCAGGCGCGCGTCGTAGCGGCTGACGCTCCAGTGTGAGCGCGTCGTGTCGGCCTCGAAGTTGAAGCCCGCCGCGGCCCATAGGTCCGAGGCCACGTGCGTCGCCAGGATCTGGCGCATCACCTCCAGCGGGTGCTGGCTGATGATGCCGAGCGTGATCTCCAGGTTCTGGAGGTAGCCGATGGCGTCGATCCCCTGGAATACGACCTCGCCGTCCGTCGTCGTCGTGTACGACGCGATGACCCCGCGCCACTCGTGGACGAAGTCCGTCACGAGGACGTCGGCCGTCCCGAAGCGCACGCGCATCACCTTCCCCACCACGTAGTTGCCGGTGATGAGTTGGCGCGCCACGCCGTCCGCCCGGAACGTCACGGCGCACTCGCCGGCCTCGACCTCGCGCGTCCGCGGGTCGATGCTCAGGGACGTCGGACTGACCTTCTCCACCGACGGGAGGTAGCCGAATAGCGGCCCCTCGCCGTCGACGAAGTGGTGCTCCACGCCGCTGCGCAGGGTCAGGCTCACGATGCGGCGCACCGGGGGCGCGGCGGAGCGCAGCGAGGCCAGGAGCGCGTCCGAGAGGGTCAGCATCAGCTCTGCTCCTTGCTCACGTAGGGCGCGAGCTCGTCGAGCGCGACCTCCACCGTGTGCGTGCCGCCCTCGACGTTGGACACGCTGACGTCGCCGGTCACCCGCACGAAGTAGCAGATCCGCTCGTCGGTGTCCGGCTCGGGGATGTACAGCGCGGGTGCGTGACCCCACTGCGTCCCGGCGAAGAAGTCGCGGAACAGGTCCACGTAGTCGTCATCGTCCGGCATCCACAACAGCGATGTCTGGAGCCGACCCGTCCACCGCGGCACGCGCTGCCGGGCGCCGTCGTCGGCCACCGTCTCCTCGTAGCTCGAGGCCAGGCGCTGCTCGTCGGTGTCCACGTCCTGGCGGTGGTCGGGGCTGTAGCGTGTGCCTAGGTACACCTCGCCGATCTCCGGGATGCCGGTGGCGCCCTCGATCACGAGGCGAAGGTACGTGACCGCGCTGTAGCGCGCCCCGTCGGTGTTGCCGACCTCGAACCCCGCGCCGAGCTGCGTCTCCACCAGCCGCCGCCCGAAGTCGCCGGACCACTCGGCCAGCGTTTGCAAGCGCGTCGTGAAGGCCTCGTCGTCCGCGATCTCGAGCCGCGCGACGAGCGTGGACGTGCCGTCGATGTCGGCGAAGTTGTGGCCGAGGATGGCCACGACGTCGAAGGCCACCGAGTCCAGGTGGCAGATCAGGTGCTGCGGGTCGTCGAACGCGCCCGCCGAGGGCACGTCGGCCAGGCCATCGTACAGGCGCGGCGTGCGCCAGGCGATGACCGTGTCCGTCAGCGTCTCATCCGTGCCGGTCGCCCACGAGCCACCGTTCCGCCACTGCGGCGCGCCCTCGGCGCCGAGCTCGGCCATGACGTTGTTCGCCACCAGCATCGGCAGATCCGCGGCCGCGTTGGCGACCTGCGCCGCGGTCAGCGCGGTGGAGACCCAGACGGGCGGCGCGACGTCGACGTCTCCGCCGACAGCCACCACACCCACCGCCACAACGACGGCGGAAACCGCCGTGCCGATGTCCTGAATGACGGCCATGGGTCACCTCACGCGAAAGGCAGGCTAGCGGTGGGCGCATAAAGCGCGATGTCGCCGACCACGACGCGCCGCTGCGTCTGCGCGGTCTCGGAGTCGTCGAGCGTACCGAACGCGAGATCCAGCGGCACCGCGTAGGTGTCAATCCACTGGCCGAGTTGGCGGCCCGTAGACACGCCGTTGGCGCCCAGCTCGATGATCCCCATGACCGTCTCGCCGCTGTAGTCGAGGCCACTTAGCCAGCTGCTCATGCCCCACGCGAGACCCGAAAACGCCGACGTCGTCACCGCGGAGGCGCCGCCGCTGGACAGTGACGACGAGTAGCTCGCGTTAGTCAGGAAGCTCGATGTGATCGCACCCGCCGCAGAGGTGATCTGCGTGATCCACCATCGGTTGTCTCCACGCCCGCCACCATTGCCGACCGCGTTGCTGCAAATCACAATGAACGACGTGAAGAAGCTCGTGCCGAGCGTCTTGACCGCGAACATGATGTCGCCGCGCGAACTGCGCCACGTCGCGTAACGCGCATCCACCGCCGTCGTGTGGCCAAGGATGTTGGCCGAGGTAGAGACGGCCGTGGCCGTGCTGCTCGCAGTGGGAAGCGCCGACACGGACCCGCCGGAGTACGTGCCGGTGATGCCTCGGATCGCGAACCCCTGCGGGGTCGTGTCGGCGGAGGCGTTGTCCATGTAGAGGATGACCGACGCTACACCCGAGGCCCAGCCCACGGGGCTCGTGAGCACGATCCACGCGCCGGATCCGCTGGTGTTGATTTCCAGGGCTGCGGCGCTGGTCCAGTAGTCGGCCGCGCCGGCGGTCGTGCCGTCACTAGACAGCGAGACCGACCAGCCTGCGGCGACCATCAGGACCTTGAGCGCGAAGGCCGCCTCTCGGTATTGCACCTGCTGATCGCTGGTGCTGCTGAAGGTCTGATTGATCGCGATCGTCCACGTGCGGTTCGGATTCGGCATAGGTCACTCCGCCGCCTGGAAGGGCGGGGTCTCGGTCCACGTCTGCTCCAGGACCTGCTCGTAGGGTCCGCTCGCGCGGGGCAGGTCCAACTCGGTGGCCTCGGTGGTCATGATGTGGACGCGGTGGGGGCTGGCGACGCTGGCGCGATACAGGAAGGGCCGGACGCCGTAGTCGGTCTCGGCCCACCACGCGCGCACCGACGCGCTGTCCAGCAGCGTGGGCGCGGTGTCGAGGACGCGAATGGACGCCGGCCAGCGATGCGCCCCCAGGGCGCGCGCGCGGCTGATGACCGACGGGCCCTCGGCCGACGTGAGCCCCAGCCTGGAGCTCAGGCCGTAGACGTCGCGGCCGGTCCGGATGCCGCCCCGCAGCTGACGTGAGTGCCCGATCCACGCCTCGCCCAGCCGAGGCACGAAGGCCGACGCGGCGGTGAGGTGGAGGCGCGCGTAGCCGAAGCCTGTCCAACGCTCGTCCATGCGGTCAAGCCAGCGGTCTTGCGTGGGCGTCGCGCTGTAGACCGTCTCCAGGTTGGTGCTAAAAGCCGCGTTGTCGGCCACCTGCACCTCGCACACGATGCCGCCCGCGATGGCGAGGGATGCGAGGTTGGTGTTGATGAGCGCGAGATGATCGAACGTGCCGCTCACGGCGCCCAGGACGAGCCACCACTCTGTGGCGGCGGTCGTGCCGGGGTAGCTCTGGCGCGAGCCCCTGCGGTCGACGGCGTAGTAGCCCTCCGCGCCGGTGGCGGCCTCGTCGGTGTCGGTCGCGGCTCCGGTGTCGCTGGTCCAGATCGGGAGCGTGCCGTCGCCGAGGTGCGAGCCGATGAGCAGGGGGCGGCCCGCGGTCCGCGCCGCCGTCTCCGCCGCCAAGAACGCCGCCGACGTCCAGGTCACGTGCGGAGCCGACCCTTCCGTGACAGGCGCTCAAGCGCGGGGACGAGTTGGCGGTGGATGGCCCGGTCCAGGTCCGCGGCCGAGGGCGCCACCATCGACTGCACCACCACGGTCCCGCTCACGGACGAGCCGCCCCCTCCCCCGCCAGCAGCGCGCGCCTGGCCGGAGTCGTCGGGTGCCCGGCCGCTGCGGACGTTCTCCCGCACCTGCGCGGCGGGGATGACGTACTCGCCGGGCATGAGCATCGCGGGGACGCTGTCCTGGCCGGACATGCCGCCGACGATCAGACCACCGCTGGCCAGCGCCAGCGCCTGAAACGCCATGGTCTCGGCGAAAGCCTTGGCGGCGGCTGCTGGCGCGAGGATGGGGCCGAAGATGGGGATGGCCGCCGTCGACGCGTACGCCGCGGCTGCGGCCTCGGCCGCGTAGCCCGCGATCCCCGCCTTGCGCAGCGCGGAGCCGAGCACCGCGTTGATGAGCGCCGTGATGCCGGTCTGCACCGCGATGCTGATGAGCGTGTCGATGATGGCCCGGCCGACGTTGCCGAAGAAGCCGAGGATGATCTCCGACGCCGTCTGCGTCTGCTCGATCGCGGCCGAGATCATCCCGGTAAACGCCGAGCCGATGCCGTTGGCGATGCCGGTGACAACGTCGCGCAGCCCCTGCGTCTTGGTGGTGGCCTCCGACAGCGCGGCCTGTGCGCCCGCGAGCGACCCCGTCATCCGCAGCGCGGCATCGGCGGCGCCGCCGTACTCCTCGCGGAGCGCGGCCAGGCCGGTGCGGAGTTGGTCGGTGGCCTCGGCATTCTGCGCGACGCGCTCGTACTCGGTGGCGACCGTGCGCAGCTTGGACGCCAGCTGGTCGGCGCCGAGCGCGATGTTGGCCTGGGCGAGCGCGAGCGTACGCGTGCGCCACTCCGCGATGAGCGTGTTGATCCCGGCGATCTTGGGATTCCACTCCTCGATCTCTTTGCCGGTGAGACGGATGGCCGACCGCAGGTTGCCCGCGATCTTGGCGCCCGCGTCGCCGAGGCCCGACTGGACCGCGAACGCGACGTCCGCGATCTTCTTCTCCAGCGCCGACAACTCCGCACCCTGCGCGGCGAGCGCGGCGCTGCTCTTGTCGGCCGCCTGCGCGCCGGCTTCACCCAGCAGGCCCGTCAGCCGGGACAGCGCCTGGAGCTTCTGTGCCTCCTCAGGGCTGGCGATGGCCGCGACCGACTTCTGGAGGCGGCTCGCCCACGTCGCGCCGGCGCTGGCCATGCCGAGGAACGACGTCTTGGCCGCCTCGATGGCCATCCCCCAGCCGTACCAAGCACGCGTGACCAGCAGGACCGCGACCGCGATGCCCGACGTGAGCCCCTGCGCGACCTGTACGATCCAGCCGGTGAGGTTGGTGGCGATGATGTCCCGGTTCGCGTTGACCCAGGTCGTCATGCTCTGGAGCACGGGCGCGAGCGCCTGAGCTAAGGTGCGGATGACGGGCAAGAGCGCGTTGCCGATCGAGACCTGGAGCCCCTCGGCCGCCTTGGCCAGCGCCTCCATGTCCCGGCGCGTGGGGTCGTTGGCCGCCCGCAGCGCGAGCGCCCGGCCCACCGTCGCCTCGTAGCCCGCCGACACCAGCGCGAGCGCCTTCTTCACGAGCTCGAGCCCCTGGTTCAGACTCACCGCCGCGCCGCCCGCGATACTGAAGGCGCGCTTGATGCCCGCGGCGAGCTGGCCCACGCGATCGCCGGTGGCCTTGACCACGGCCGAGGCCGTGTCACGGGCGCGGATGACGAGGGAGACCGTCTTCTCTGTCGTCGCCATCATCGACCTCCGCGGCCCTTGGGGGCCTTCTTCTTACCGTCAGGGGGTGGCTCGACCTTGGACCACTCGTCCGCCATCTCTCGGGCCGTCGCCTCGCAGATCGAGATCTCCGCCACGACCGGCGCCGGCTGGTCCGCCCCCGCGCCCGGGTACGGCCAGAGCTGAAGCGTCCGCCACAGCGACCACCGGCTCACCGCCACCTCGTCCTCGGCCTGCACCTGCGACCACGGGCACCGCTTCAGCTTTGGGTGCTCCGCCAGGTAGAAGCCGCCGTTGCTCTCCTCGTCGCAGTTCCGGACGCTGCGCCGCAGCGCCTCGTCCGTCTCCGCCTGCGGCGACGTGTCCTGGCGACCGCAGCGGCTGCACCCCCATGTCAGCGCCGGCGACGGCGTGCGCGCTTGGAGCACGCGCATCGCCGTCACGAGTTTGGGCGGCGGCCCTCCTCAAGCGCGCTCATGTCGACGATCGCGCCGTAGAGCTCCTCCAGCAGGCCGGCCAGCGCGGGGTCCGCGCTCTTGAGCACGGCGGCCACGAGCGCCTTGCCGTCCTCGATGGCCACACCGTCCTCCATGGCGACGCCGTGCACGACGGAGACGCGTGCCGCAACGACGCTGTGCAAGTGCTTCCGCGCAGCGGCCATGGCCTGGTTCGCCTTGGTGATGGCGAGGTCACGCGAGCGAGCGGCCTCGTACTCGGCGTGGGTCATCGGCAGCAGCTCGACCCAGAACGGGTCGGCGGCCAGGCGGTTGCCCCGGAACTCGGGCACGTAGGCCGCGCTGGTGGCCGGCGAAGCTGCGGCGGTGGCGATCTTGAGTCCCATGTCTGCCCTCCTCAGGTGAACGTGATCGTGATGGCGTTGGCGCTGGTCGTGTTCTGCTCCAGGCACGTGAACGGGACCTGGACGGTCGCCTCCTCGTCCTCGGGGAAGTCCACGGCGCTGAACTCGAGCTCGCAGCGGTCCATATCGATCGTGCAGATCGAGCCCGCGACCGAGCCGAGCACCAGCTGGCAGTCGATGGCGGTAAAGTTGCTGTTCTTCCGGATGCCCAGCGCGGCGAGCTGGTCCGCACGCACGCGCATCGTGAAGCTGCCCGTCACGCTACGGCGGCCCCGGATGATGTCGGGCACGTGGACGGCGAAGGCGAAGTCGTCGAGCGGCTTTACGCCGTTGTCGATCGTGACCTCGCCGCTCACCACCTGGAGTGCGCCGCCGTCGAAGGTGAACGCGCCCAGGATGCCCGCGATCGGGTTGCCCGCCAGCGTGGGCGTCGGCATGTACGGCACCACCGCAGCGTCGTCGGCCGCGGACTGCGTCGTCTCCAACGTGAAGCTCGGGCGCGCGGTGTCGACCGTGACCCGGTAGCCCGTGCCGGTGTTGGTGTTCGCGCCGACCTGGATGATCGAGTCCTGCTCGACCAGCAGCGCCGTGCGGTCGTTGTCGAGGACCATTGTCGCCGACGTGACCATCGCGCCGTTGAGCTGCGACCGGCCGGTGTGCACCATGCGCGAGGCGCCGCCGCTGAACGCCACCCGCGGCTCGTCGGCGCCGGAGAAGCTGAACTTCGTGGTGTTGACCCACGCGCCGATCAGCGTCTCCATGTACACGGGGAAGGTGCCTGCGCCGCCCGGGTAGGCTGCGCGCGTCAGCGTGTTGACCTGCATCGCCTGGGTGTTGCTCAGGCCGTAGACCACCGACGTGCCCGCGTTGACCGTCTCCGAGCCGAGGCCGCTCTGGAAGAACTCCTGCATGTCGGGCGCCGTGCCGGCCGTGCCGCTCGGGATGAGGTAGCCCTCGACCTCGTAGCTGATGGTCCGCTTGCCTGACGTGCGCGAGACGAGGCCCGCGGTGTCGCGGTTGTCGTTGCGGTCCATCCGCGCCTGCGCGTAGTCGATCGAGACCTTGAGCGCGTTGAAGCCGCCCGCGGCCGTCGCACGGACCATGGTGTCCATGGCCGACTGCGCCTCGATCGCGAAGCGCTGTGATCGCCCGAGGGCGTGCTCCTGTGTGATACCCATAGCGGATCAGCCTCCATCGCCGGCCGGCGGGGCGGGCGGGTCCAAGGTGAGGGTGCGCAGCCCATCGCGGACGCGCTTGGCCAGGACGTAGCCGCGGGCCTCGCCGGCCTCGACCACCGCGGCCGCAGCGACGTAGACCGTCGAGCCGACGACGGCCGTGACGATGCCGGAGCCCTGCTCGACGGACGCGCCCGCGGCGGGGCTCTCGCCCTCGTCGGCGGCGGCGGTGATGATGGGCGGCTGTCCGGCCTCCGTGCGCATGCGTGTGATCTGCATCGGTCGTCTCCTCAGGATGTCGGGGGCGTCAGGGTGAAGGGCTCGTAGTAGACGACGTCCACCAGCATGCGCAGCGTCCCCTGGGCGCCGCGCGAGTCGCGCTCCGCGGGCGCCCCGGTCGTGTCCATGTACTCGCGGGCGCGCACCATCGTCGCGACACCGCCTTGGCCATGGAGCGCGGCCGAGCCGTACAGCGCAGCCTTGAAGTCGTCGCGGAGGCGCGCGTTGTTCGTGCGTCGCTCGAGCGCGGCGGCCGCGTCGGACGTCGCCGTCACGGCCGTGTAGCCGGTGAGCAGCCACGTCGCGACGCACCGGCGGTGGCCGACGCTGTCCACGGCCTCCTCGCCCTGGAAGACAAGGTCGACCGCGGGCAGCGCCGTGCGGGGGATGGCGGTGATCTCGCGCTGGACGCGGCTGATCGACGTGGTCGCCACCGTGTAGTTGTAGGAGCCCACGCCCGCAGCGATGGAGCCCACGGCCGTGACGAGCGCCGACTCGATGTCGATCAGGTTCGGGGACGAGCTCATGCGTCGCCCTCCAGCGCCTCGTCGACGCCCTCGCGGACGATGGCCTGGACCTCGTCGCCGATGCGGCGCGCGGTCTCGGCGATGTACCCCTGCGGCTTGAGCGTGACCTTGGGGACGAGCACGAAGATCGGCTTCACGCTCAGCGTCTCGCCCTTCTTGTTCTTCTTCACCTGCGCCAACAGCGGCGGCTTGCCGGGCCGCGGAATGAAGTGGAGCGCCTGCGGCCCCTCCTTCGGGAAGTGGCGCGGCCACTTGCCTGGCGCGACCTTGGCGAAGCTGAGCGGGACGGCCAGCGTCTTGCGCGTGCGCGGGAGGATCGTGCCGCCCTCCTCCTGGATGCGCGCGTAGACGAGGTCGGAGTAGCTCTCGGCGCCGACGACGTCTGCACCCTCGGCCACCAGGCGCTCGCGGAAACTGCGGGCCAGGCCGCCGCGGGCGCTGATGTTGCGGCTGTAGAGCGTGCGTCGGATCTCGCCGGTGGCGAACTGCGCCGCGCGGAGCACCGCCTTGACCAGCGCGGGGCGCAGGCGCTGGCTCGCGCGGGCCATGAACGAGCGCGCCTCGCCCACGTCGACCTCGACCGCGAGGCTCACCACAGCTTGTCCATCCCCACGCTGAAGGCGCGCGGCGTGATGTCGGTGCGCGCCGCGGTCGCGCGGGCCTCGGCGGCGGAGAGCCCGCCGACGTAGGCGCCCGTGTCTGCGGTCTGCATCTCGCGCTCGAGCTGGCCGAGGAGGTCCTTGAACTGCTGGAAGACCTGCGTCCGGGACGTGCTGATGCTGCCAGCGGTGAAGTCGGTGTCCCGGGCGATGTCGGCCAGGATGGCCCGCACCGCCTCGACCGAGGCGCGCAGGACGCTGGGGTGCAGCGTGTAGATCGCGGTGATACGCTCGTCGGTGAGGTACACGCGGGCCGTGCCGTCGAGCCCGCCCACGTCACCGATACGCGACCGGATCTGGGAGAGCGCGGTCGTGTAGTCGGTCGTCGTGTCCGTCGCGGTGACGGCCGGCTGTGGGAGGGTGACGGTCATATGGGGCGCTCACCTCTCTGGCGCTCGGCGCCACGGTCACTCGATCCTTGGACTCAGCGCCCGCCCTTGGACGCGGAGGGCACCGCCATCGGGGCGGGCGCTG